AGATAGGCACAAAACAAAATAGCTAACCGCCCCGTCTAAAACGGAGCTTAATTTTTTTTGACCTGCCCCCCACCCCTTTAAACAAATCGGAGGTTTTTTGAAAACAAGTCAACCCAAAAAAATTGGGGAGCTATTTTTTGAGCCCCCCGTGGGATTGGTTAAGCCAATTATTCTTCTTCGGTCTTACATTCATCGTCACAGCAGCATTCATCCATCAATGCTTCTATGAGATATTGCACTTGCGCTTCTAATCTTTGCACTTGCTCGTATAAGTCACGGACTTCGAAGTCGTTCATTTAGACTCCTTAGCCTCGTCAAGAGCGCCTTTAACTTTTCCTTTCACTAATGATTTTAATTCATCATCTTTTTCATCCCAAGCGGTTAAGACTACGTTACGTAGAACTTCATCTTTGACTTGAGCTTGTAGAGTTTCATCTAACTTTTCGTAAGCAACTTTCTGTGCTTTGGTTAAATTTTCTTCTAGTAATGCCTCGATTTTAGCTTCGTGAGTTTTCAGAAACTTGTTAACGTATGGCATAACCAGAACCCTAACTGCAGGTTGTGTGTATGCAATGTATGCACCGAGTAGGGCAATGATTGCTGCACAGACCATCAATTCGGGGCTGTCCATCAGAGTATCTAACATACCTGATTCATCTACAACGTCGGCTGTCGTGTTAGTAACAGTTGCGTTGTTTTCTGCTGTCGTATTATTCATTTTTTCACCTTTTTCTTTTTCAAGACTTTTAGGTCAACGTCACAGGGGTTCTTGTAGAAAGAACACCACTTGCATAGATTCGAGGGTATCTTTTCAAAGTTTTCTTCTTTGTTGTCGTTTTCAATCAATGCAGTATGCATATCCTTAATAATATTTCGGGCCTCGGATAGCTCACTATCAGTGATTTTCACAAAGTAAGTTTCATCGAATCTGAGCCAGTCAATACCCGCAAATTTTGGGACAACACCTGTATGTTCATAATATAGTAGCGCATATATAATAAGTTGTCGGTAATAGTCTTCTGGGAGCCAAGGTCCATACCTCTTACTGGTCTTATAATCGATGAGAGAAATGTTACCTTCAAAGTCTTTTGTGACTCCATCAATAATACCCATTATTTTCAGGTCTGCGTTGTGTAACCGCATTTCAGTTTCAAGAGGCCGAAGGTTCTTGAATGCCAAATCCTTGGAACGATAAACTTTCCATTCCATCATATCGTTTAGTTTGTTCTCTATGCGGTCGCAGTAGTTGGTTAACATATCCAGCGTTTCCTTACG